GTACAAGAAAAAAACTTTCTGCATCACACACTGGTATGAAATATGCACCACGAAGTGCAGAATATCGTGCAAAAATGTCAGCAACTAAAAAAGGTAACACAAACAATAAAGGTAAACATTATACCAATGAAACAAAAGCAAAAATAGCAGCAAGCAAATTTGGAAAACACTGGTATAATAATGGTTCAATAACAATACTATCAGTTGAGTGTCCAATAGGATTTACGCCTGGTTTACTATATAAGAAAAGAGCGGTTATTTAACCGCTCTTTTTAATTTAATTTAGAAACTATCTCAACGCTTCCACATGATAATTGATTCTGCTCTTGGTTCTACGACACCAATCATGCATGGATGGTCGAAACGAGTTGTGTTGATTGCAGAGATACCATCGGTAAAGCTGTTAACAAATACCTTGACACCATCAGTATCACCAGCAGCAGTCTTATCAGAAAGCTTGAATTCGAGAGATGGAACTTCAGAGTTACAGAATGCGCCATCAGCACGTACGATACCTCTGTAATAGCTACCACTTGCAGGAATACTTACGCTCTTAGCTGCGATATCACCAACAACAGAACGAGCACCAATATCAGCTGTTACGACTGGAGTTACAGGAACATCAACAGAAGTAGAGCTCAAAGCAACATCAGCACCTGCAATGAATGCGTATGGAACGTTAGTTGCATCACCGACAGTGTCACAAGCGTAAACACCATCGAAGAAGATTGGAGTACCTTTCTTCAAAACAACGTTTGCAGCAGTTGTAACACCAGAGATTGTCAACTTATCACCAGCGTCATTCAAAGTAGCACCCTTAGCTGCAGAAAGTGCATCGATTGTGTCCTGACTGATTGTCAATGGCTTAATGAAACGTTCTGCAGTGTATTCAACGTTCTGGAATGTACCAAGTCTTCCACGAGCATAAAGATCGCTTGGAGAACCAGTAGGAACGAATTGCTGACCGTTAGCAGCAAGTGTTGCCTGAGCCTGAGGATCGATGAAGCCGTAAATGTCTTCATTTGTAATGCTCTGTAGATATGCACCAGCTTCTGCCATAGGCTTGAAACCTTCACCAACGAAGCAAGTAGTTGCCTTAGAGATAGAATCTTCAACAGCATCAGCTTCGACCTTCTGGATCAATTTCTTAGCGTATGTTTCTGCAATTTCTTCCTGCCACTTGATGTCAGTAACACCTTCAAGTGCGTCAGTGCGAACAGAGTTGTTGTAGTTTTTGATTGTTAAAGTTACTTTCTTTTCTGTGATATCACGTGGAGAAGCAACAAGTCCTTCAACAACGTTACCTGCATCACGAAGAACGAAATCATAAGACTGACCGCAACGCTTACCAGCCATCTGATCCTGGAAGTAATTTTTAGCACCTTTCTTTAAGAATCCAGCAAGCTTTGCCATTTCAAGCGACAAAAGCATTGCCATTTTGTTAGTAATAACTTGATTAGCCATAATTTTTAAACCTCTTAATGTTATTTATTACGAAGCATTCTTTCAGCTTCAGATCTCGAAATTGGTTTTGTCCAATCTCGTTCACCACTGTTAACAGTAGTAGACATTGCAACTTTACCAGTATTTGGCAACACTTTCTTTTCGACCTTTGGCTGCTCAGCTTTCGATTTGTTCATCTTTTCAAACATGAGCATTCTATTTTCCAATTGCTTCAACTCAAAGAACTTATTGTACTGATTATTCATAGACATGATATGTTGTGCAACTTCAGGCTTATGAATAAAGTGACGAATAAGCTTAGGAGCGTTATCTGAATCTTGCAAATATGAAATGATAGCGTGATCTTTTTCACTTAGCAAGAATTCGCTAAACGAACGAGCACCAATGCCAGGATGCATAGATTCGAAATCAGATTCAGCACGAGCAATCAAGTTCTGATACTTAGCTTGTTCAGCTTCATCAGGATAACATGCTTCAACTCTTTTACGAGCAGTTTCAGCAGCTTCCTCATTAACTAATTCAGCCTGTTCAGATTCAAGGCGCTTAACCTTTTCTTCATCAAATCTACGATCGAGCTTGTAATCGTTGTAAGCTTCTTGATCGTTTTTAAAGTGTTCAAGAGACAAACCTTCATACTTCTTAAGCTTTTCTTTTAATTCAGCTAATTCAGCTTCAACAGCTTTACGTCTGCTCTTCTCTTTAGCAAATGCATGCTGTGTCTTCTGTTCTTTTGTATAAGCTTTGCTCTTCTTAGTCTTGTTCTTATCTTCAGTTTCAACTTTCTCAGGGTTGTCATCTGTAGCAGAACTTGCTGTATTTTCCTCAGTACTGGTAGTTTGAGGTTCATCGGCTGTTGGTTGTGCCGATACGGTAGAAGCAGCATCTTCTGCCGCTGGCTGATCGTTCGAAGTATCGGGTTGAGAAGGCTCAATACTGCTACTTAAATCATCCAAAGATTTTGTGCCTGCTAAATATGCTTCAGCGTCACTTTTAGACCAACTCATGAATCATTCTCCAATCTGCATTACGTATGCAGTTACGTTTTGTTAATAATCTATTTATGCATGAAGCTGAAACAGCTTCTTAAAGCTGTTAACCAACTTCACCTGGATTTGTACCCGTAGAGAAGTCCGGATCAAGCATAATGAACAAGAATGCGTTACCATTCGATTCGCTAGGATATGTAACGAATGCTGTTGCATCAGAATTAGATTGCCAGTCAGATGATGGCAAGTTACCGATTTCTGTACCGTAACTATATTCACCATGAACAGCATCTTCTTGTTCGAATGAAACATTGTATTCAGCTATACCTGTACCATCTCTTGATACCATAGGAGCTGCACCAAATGATTTTCCATCTAATATCGAAGCAGCTTGATAACGTTTGCTACCCCATGTCCAATAGATACAGCATTGACCATTTTTGTGATCGACATAATCACCTTCCATGATACCAACGTGAATATTGTTAGATTCGATATGTCCAGTACGAGCTAAGAAACCTCTACCAACAGTAAATGCTTTCCAATACAATTGACGTGGCACAGCAAATACAAGTCTATCACGATAGTTCAAGAAGATGAATGGAACTGTTGTAGTCGAATAAATGCCTGTACCTCGCTGTGGATCAGTCCAGTAACCACCGTATTTCTTAAAGCGTAATGGTCTGTTTCTACCGCTCCATTTCATCAAGTATGGTTCAGCATTCTTTGCGTAAGTATACTGGTGATCGTTATCTTGCACTTTCAAGTTAGTTCTATCAAGTCTAATCCAGTGCATAGTATCATATGACGAACCATTGCCAATCCATACACCTTTTACAATAGAATCAGCAGTATCAGCATGAACGTAATGTTGAGCAGGTAAATTTAATGTACCCAAGTGGAACATATTGCCTGTAACGTTTACGTATATAATACCACCTAGATCGCTTTGATCGATTTCAGCGTAAATTTGGTTGTTGATTAAGTCTATTTTACGTGTTGTGATCATCGCATGAATGTCACTGTTACGAACTATAAGCTTAATACCAGTAGTGTTAATTGGTGTTCTAATGTCACAATTTTCAATCAACGAATCGCCAATCAATGTCAAAGCATTACCAGCAAGCGATCCACGTCTAATTTGAAGTGATTGAAGTGTTGCAGCTGTACCAAATGTCAACCAAGAGTCAACTGCGTTAATTGAGTTTGTGTTACCAAGTCCGTTGACTGTCAATGAAACGTTGTGGAATTCAATTGAGCTATTACCGCTTACAGTGATTGTACCGTAGCAGTTTTCAATTGTACCACCTGTCAAAACAGTTGCATTAATCGACTGTTCACCTAAGTCACCATAGTTAGGATCGTTTTGCTTATTCTTTAGCAAGATGTATGTGTTAGCATCTTTACAATTCTGCAATAAAATTGTGCAACCAGATAGTGTTAAGTTAGCATAGTTGTAAGAGTCAGTAAACCAATCAGTCTTCACTACCATGTTTTGCATTGTACATGTCGTAGAAATCTGCTTATAGCATTCAACCATTTCACAGTTATTGAATGTGCAAGCCATGTTAATGCCGTCTCTTTCAACTTTAATCTTGCAATTGTTGAAGATCAATGGTGATTTGAGCTGGTCAATTACATAACCGATTCTAGCATTTCTTGCAGTAGCATCATTACTGCTCAACCAAGAAGTGTTTATCCAGTCAGCTGTTAAAGTATAACCACCAATTTGCTGTTGCTGTGATTCAGATACGAACAAATGCTTAGTAGGCTTTTGCAAAGTCTTACAAGTAACTGCAGTACCGGTAGTGCCTTCTTTAACTACAAATCTAACTGCACTATCGCATATAATGTCTTGATCTACGCTTACTGTATTGCTACCATCGAAGATATAAAAACTTGAAGCGGAAGTAGTGCTTTGTCTTGCTGCAAAATACAAATGCTTATCGTACATGTTTGCAGCTCTTGCTGCTCTTGCACGTTGACCTAAGTTAGACTTTTGAGTAGTAGGCTTAGCACTTGCATCAGGAATATCACCATACCAACGTACATCAATGTAGTTGTATGGAATTACCATAATCCATGCACCTGATGTACTATTGTTTGATTTGATAGTTACACCACCATCATCAGTGTAGTTACCGTTTTGATGCCAAACGTAAAGACGTTCAGTACCACTATCACCAACTGTAAAATAACCTTTAACAATACAAGTATCACCATCTTGCATACCAGACATTGCTTTCATCTGTTCAACAGTATCGATGAAAGTAGGTGTTGCAGATTGCTGTGATGTAGTCAAATTACCGTTAACTGATGTAATAGTTTTGTAAAGCAACCAGTTTGATTCGTTCTCATCAGACTCCATGTTGCCCTGACCAATGTACATTTCAAATGTGACTTTGTAGTCTCTGTCTTGCAACATGATCTGATACTTAGGCAATCCAAACTGACTTGTGTAAATTGGATTGTCTAATTCGTTTCCATCAGTGTCGTAAATTGTCAATTTGTTACTTGATGTGTTTGGTTCCAAGAACGTCAAACGACCTACAAGGAATTTGCCGTTAACATCAAATAAATTTTGCCAAGAATCTGTGAAATTACGCATTACTTACCTTCTTTCCATTCTATGTATGCTTCCCAGAGTGGATCGCCTTCTTTTTCATTTGGTTTAAATCCAAGTTCCCAATCACGTGCATAGTTTTGCTTGTACCAATCTTTTACAAGTTGTTTATCAGCTTCTGGAGTAGAGCCACGACCTTTTGCTGTGTCAATTTCTTTTACAATAGTTTGACCAACTGGCATGTAATTTGTCATTACTTTGCCAACAACATTACGTGTTTTACTTTCAGGTAAGCCTCTAACACGTTCTTTACTTCTGTAAAAGTCGATTGCATTATCGCCTAGATTGTCAGCTTTAATGTTTTTATTAGGACGTGTCATGCTAGTAGACTTAACGTATTTGTATGCATCTATTCCTTCAATGTTAGCTTTTTCGATAGCATCCATATATGCTAACAATTTACGTTTAGAATAATCGTCAGAATTTACTAACTTTACTAAGTCATTTTTGATATCAGATTCGGGCATAGCGTTAACTCTAATTTGAGCTACTCTAGCATCATCAAACATACCTTCATTCTTTTTCAAATATTCAAGAGCTGCATCATTAGCTTTTTGACGTTGAGCAACATTTACTGAAGCTGCATAATCAGATATAAGTTCATCTGTTTTACCAATGTTCTTGCCAAGTCTACGACCTCTATTCAAAATTGCAGTAGGCATAAACTCAACACCTGCATTAATTGCCGCATCAGTTAAAGCATCTTGTCCAATATTTGACCATTCTTTTTGATATGGACTGTCTGATACCTTGTGTTTAATGTCTCTAGCAGCTCTAAGTGTAGGACCAGCAATTGCACCATAACCAGGTATAGCATCAGCCGCTGCACCAAAACCACCAAATATTACGTCAGATAATTCTTCCTGACCTTGCTTTGAGTAAGGATTAAATTTGCCTTCTTTGCCAAATAAAGAAGCGTCAGGTTCATCGATGTAACGTTGTTTAGAATAATCAGATGCTAAAGTTTGCTTCCAAAGTGGCCAATCTTTAATTTCTTTAGTTCTTCTTATTTTACCAGCATTGTACTCTCTAGCTCGCTGTTCATCTTCCCAGAACTGCTTATTAGATTCAATATCTTTCTTATACTGTTCGTATGGAATATCGCTAAAGTCATTTTGCCAAGTTGCTTGCAACCATGCTTCGTCTTTGTCGAACGGATTGTCTTTATCACTAGAACCAAATGATTCGCGATAACGTACCCACTTATCTTTGCCGTATTTATCTAATCCATGAGATTTCCAAGCTAGTGCAAGTTCGTTATGCTTTTCGATTTCACTTTGATACTTATCAATGAATGATTTAGTATCAAGCTTTTCAGCATCGTCAACCATGCTGTTATACAACTTAGTATCAGCATCGTATATTGCATCTTCAAGAAATTTTTCAATCTTTTCGTCCATGTATTACCTACTTGCTTGGATAATATCTATCATGTAATGCTTTCTTTTGACCGAATAGCTTCTTTCCTGCTAAAACTTGTTCATGTAGTTTTGCAGCTTCTTCTTTTTCTTCAAGCGATTCAGTTGTTTTCTTACCTGCATAACTTGCAAGCGCTGAATTAACACTAGTTTGTTTTGCATCTTGAAGTGTTGGTTTGTTGAATGCATAATCATACAACTTGTTAATGTCTTCAAGTGTCAAAACGTGTGCTTTTTTATTGTAGTCAGCAATAAGTGCTTTATCTTTGCGTTCATTTTCAATATTAGTCAAAATATTCTTCTTTTCTTCTAGTGTCTTTGCTTCATCTAATTGCTGTTTATATTCAGCCATAATTGCAGTTTTTCTGTTAGCGACTTCAGCTGCTTCTTCAGTAGCTTTATTGATTTCTTGCAATTGTGTGTCAATTGACAAATTATTTTCTTTCGCAATTTGTTCAATTTGCTTTTCAATTACAGCAGCAGTAATTGGATCAGCGTTCACTAATTCTTTACGCAATTTAGCAATTTCTAGTTTTGCAGCATTTTGCTGTTGCTTATTGTCATAATTTTTCAAGTATTCATTGTATTCTCTTTGAGCTTGTCGATTCTTAGCATTTTCTTCTGCTTGGAACTTTCTCTGTTCTTCTTCTGACAATCTGCTCAAATAGTTTTGCAACATGGAATTGTCACCCCATACGTAGTCGTATAAGCCAAGTTGCATTAATGCTTCATCTGATGGTGTGTACATGTTATCTCCTTATAGTCCAAGTTTAGCCAAGTTAATTCTACTATTTAACCAAGCATCATCATCAGCATAATCCATGAATGTCATGTTATCGACTGGAGTATAAGGAAGATTTTCCATGTCTTCGAGCTGACCATATTCGTCATTCCAATATGCTTGGTCAGCTTTCCAGTCATTCATGTCTTTGTTCATCTTGTAAGCTGCAACACCTCTACCAAGCATTTGCATTAGCTTTCCGTAGTTGTCATTGCGTTCTTTGTTACGAGCATCTTGACGTTCTTTTGACCAGCGAATCATGTCGATAACACTGTTGTAAGGTGTCTGATTGAATTTAAATGTGTAGTCCATGTTAACCTCTTAAATGCTTGCTAATGTCAAGCTTAAATCGTTGTTCATCTTCTGTTGGTCAAGGTCGATCATGCTTTGAAGCTTAGACTTATTCCAATTCTGGAAGTCTTCAGCTAATCCACCGTAAAGACTTAACTGTGTATCCTTAGCATTCTTCAACTGATTCAATCTGTTCTGACCTTGCTGAATCTTTGCATTCCACAAATTGTAAGCAAACTGACGATCCTGATTCATAGCTTCAAGAGCGTCTTTGTAAAGTGATTCATTTTTATCAGCAACTGCAGTAGCAATCTGATTAGCAGCACCTGTACCACGTCCGATACCAGCACCAGCAGCTCTAGCTTGAACAGCATCACCTGTCTTTTCGATCAAAGCTTCTCTATTTGGTGCATAGTAATCATTGACGTCATAATTGTTGTCGAAATCTTCGTAATTGTAAACAAATTCGTTTGGATCGTAAGTGTCAACTAAATTACGATACGATTCAACGTCTTGTTGTGAACCAATGCTAGGATTATCTTTGTACCACTGATTAACAGCTGATTTAAGTTCTTCAGTAGAAGCATTGAGTTGTTTTGCTGCTTGCTCAAGAATACGCTGTCTTTCTTTTTCATCTTGTGCTTGTTCGTAAGCACTAAAAAGACCAGCAGCAAGACCAATAGCACCACCAGCTAAAGCACCCCAAGGTCCAAAAGCTGCACCAGCTGCTGCACCTGTACCAGCACCTTGAATAGCATTACCAGCATAATTAGCCATAATAAAACCTCTTAGTATTTATGTGTTTTTGATGTGGAAAAACAAACTCGTCATTCCACTTATTGTTAAAGTGTTAGTGCTTTCGTCTATAACATGAGTACCAGCACTATCAGTAAACTTGAATGCATAATGATTTGGAATTTCAATTTTGCAATCGTCAGTAGTGTTAATGAAGCATACGTTCTTGATAATAGACAATTGATAGTTTGTCTGATAATCTTTAGCGTATTTACCGACTAAAGCTAGACAAACTTCATTGTCATCACTAAACATGCTTATGTCATTTAATTTTACTTTGTTTAATGCCATACGTTAAAACCTGTCAATTAAGTCGTATGCAATCTTAGCACCAAGTATTGCAAAGTTTACAGGATCGCTGCAGCTAAATTCAAGACAGCAGATATTGTGCAAACCTAAGCGCCACCATTCTAGCACCCAGTCATAACGTCCTTGGTTACCTAGCATACCAATTTCCTGGTTGCTAAAGTTACCACCACTTTCTGCATAACGCATCATGATTTTTGGATTTAAGTTTGCGTTATCAAAGTCACCAAGATTAGCAATCAATCTAACACTATTAACGATGTAGTCTTGGTAATTGTTCATCATCATTCCACTACGTCTAATTCGAACAATAGGACGTCCATCGTATTCTTCATACTTATTAGGATCTAGATATACGAGCTTACCGTCTTCAGTACCAAACATAATCTTGCTGTCATGTAATGTAGCAAACAACAATCTCCAATAATGTTGTATGTTAGTCTTTTCTGCTTTACTTGAGCGTCTATGCCATTTCTGCTCTAAAATATCGTATACGTAAGTGTAGTCATCTTCGTAGAATGTTAATGCATAGAACATGTGACCTGATTCAGTCCAACATTGACCAACTGCATCACTTGGATTCTTCATCTTACTGATGTGACGTTCGATATCAGGTGTACTGATCTTAGTCAACTGATTAGCACGCCAATAGTAAATTCCATTTTCACCAATTGCAGATGCACCAAGATAGAACACATAATCACCAACACAAGCTAAGCTGCGTACAGCTTTAATACCAATGCTATTTGCTGCATTAGTTGGCGATACGAATGGAGCTTCAACGTCACTATTGTATGTAAAGATCTGTGTGCTCTTTGGACCAAATGTATAAAGCAATGTGCTATTCGATACAAGTGCAGTAGTGTTATCAGGCGACCATTCTGAATACGTTACAAATCCGTAATCTTTGTAACCAACTTCAGTAGGATGCATACTGTTAATCATGAAAATATCGTAGTCAATAACACTTTCATTATTCATTTCGTTACGTTCAAATGGATATTGATACGAAGTGTAGAATGCATCAGTACCAGCATCATTAACAATCAAGTAACCATACAAGTATGCACAATGTGTAGGAATAATACGTTGTGTAGGTTGTTCAGGATCGTCTTGTCTTACTCGATATGGTAATGCAATTGATCTGCAACCGTCTAAGCTTGGGTCTCTCATGTCTTCAGGACTTAGCTCAGTGTTACATGCAATAACGTTTGCACCATCAACAACAATCAAATGTGGATGTGCACTACCTTCACCACCTGTTTCGCACATGCTAACTGGTTCGTCAGTATTCGTCAATGAAGAATAAATTTCAGTAGCAACGTATTGACCATCTACGTTTGTAATGCAATAAAGTCTTGGTCCAAATACTGCAAATAGTATTGGGAATCCATCAGCACCTCTTGATGCTTCAAAGATACCACGACATCTACGATTATCACTATCAACGTCTGTTAACTTAGTTGAACCGTTAATGCTACGTATCAAAGTGGTAGCAGATGCGCCATCACCTTGTGACTCAATGTACATGTTGATACATTCAGAAAGATTAGCAATACGAATATCGCTAACTTCCTGACCACCAACTATGTTTTCGATTAAACTTACTTTGCTCATATTACATTCCTAAGAATCTTCCAGCTAAAAAGTCACCATAAGTATACAAACGTTTCTGATAGTCACGTCCAATAAATTTGTTGATTGAAGAGCTTCTACGTACATTCTGTTCAAGTTCATCTAAACGTGCTTTGATAATTGCAACAGTATTTTCGCTCAATCTAGGATATGCAACACTTAAATCGTAAACTAATGCTGCGTTGAACAATGCTACAAACTGCTTTGGAATATTGAAGATTGTGTCAATATCGAAATCGAATGATTCATTGTAGATAAGCTTCAACTTAAATTGCTGTAGTGCGAACGATTTCTTCAAAATAACTTTAGCACATTTGTCAGTTAATGGTAGAACACTGTAGATCTGATTCGTTAAGCCATACTGATAAAAGTCTTCATACGCAATGAAGTTTAATTCTGACCAGTCATACGATTCACCATTTTTAGGCTGAATGTATGCATTTGTAATTTCTTGCAAATTCTTTATTTCATAGTCAGGTACCATTTCAAACACATTTGTAAGTTCTCTAGCATGACCAATTGGAACCCAAACAAATGTAGATGTAGTAATGTGACGTGCTTCATAACATTGTTGATTGTCTTTAGCACATACAATCTTGTTATAGTATTCGTCAGAAGCTGGATCCATGTCATTTAGTGTTTCGTAGTTATTGACAAAGATAACTAATCCTTCGTAATCTTCTGTAACTTCGTATTCACCAACAATGAACTCATGTTTTTCGAGATCAATGTCAATCTCTTTACGAGTAAATTGAAGCAAATGTGTGTTTGAATACTGTGCTGCTCTTTTCTTTAATAGTTGAAGAGCAGATACAACCATGTTTGCTGGAGCAGGTTGATTGCGACTGCATAATCCTGTTTCATCCAAACTATTAACGATTAAATCGCGAACTGATATTCTTGGCATAAAATCCTCATCATTATTTAAGCTTAATGTAATTGTTGTAGTAACGTCCTAATGACTGACTCTTCATCCATGCAGCAAGTTGAGCATCAGTCATAGGATACCAATACTTTTTGCTGCCAATTTTAACAAATGCTATGTTCGAACTAGGATGATACTTAATCATGTCTATGAATGTTGATGCAGCATGATATGGAGAATTACTTCCAGTCGTATAAGCTTTATCAACATTAAAACGCTGTTGTGAGCCTTTGACTAAATAGTATTTAGCAGGATCAGACGTTCTAAGTCTGATCAATAAATCTTCGTAAGGACTGTAACCCTTCCAAGCTTTCATATTAAACTCCAACTGTCATCTTTGACATGATTTCAAGTTTCTTCTTTTCAAGATCAGCTAATTCTTTTTGAAGTTTAACGTATTCAATGTTCTGTTTCGATTCAGTTTCGATTACGTCATTTTCAAGTTCAGCATTAGCTTTAGAAGCGTCAATTTGAACCTTTGCTTCTTCAATATCAAGCTTACGATTCTGCAATTCCATGTCATCAAAGTGTTTCTGAACTTCGATAATGTGCTGTTCCTTAGCATTCAATAGCTGTAAGTTAGCAGCATCAAGTTCTTTCTTCAATTCAACATTAGCAGCAATCTGTTGTTCAAGTTCAGCTTGTGTTTCTTCTAGCACAGCATTCATCTTGTTCAATACTGAAACTGCTTGAGGATCTTCACCTTGATTACTATCGCTTAAGAACATAACGTCTTGACTGTTAGCAACAATATCTGCAACAAGTGGTTCCTTCAAATCAGCATCAAATGTTTCAGCAACATGCTTTGCTAAGATTGTACGTGTCTTGTCATCAACAATGCTACTTAGCGCAAGTAATTCTTGTCTACGTTTCATCATACGAGTAATGATCTGAGGTCCATTGATTAACTTGAACGTAGGCATCTGTTCAATATTTTCAACGTAACACAAGCATTCAATGATAGTCTTAGTCAAGCTGTACAATGTGTCAGCAGCGTTATCGTACAAGCTATTGACATTGCTTTCAGCGTTATTCTGCTGCACCAAGATTTCAGTAGCAGTTTGACTGTTCATTGCAGGATTGATGCCACCGATAGGAACACCGATTACCTGTGCCATCAAATTATTTGCACTGTCAATTGTGTTCATCAAATCCTGAGTCTGATATGTTTCGATGATAGGAGTTGGCTTTTCGCCATTGTCAGGATTGTACAAAGCGACCAAAGATTCTTTCGTCTGAAGCTTCTTGTAGTAGTCCGCGAGACCGTCAATCATCTTCGGAGTCATCAGATAGTTAGCTTTCGGGCTTCTGTTTGCACGTTCAAGCAATGTAGAGTATGCAATATTGAGACCGTACTGAAGATCCGCAGTCATGTCAACAATGCCATTGTAGTCGATTTTGTTGTTACGAACTACTTCGTTAAAGCACATTCTGAAGATTGGAATACGACTGATAGGCAATTCAATCTTGTCTTTGATTACCAAGTCACCGCATACTTTGTAAAAGTCAACAGTGCCATGATCGTTCATTTCCCAATACGACACAATCGGCATACTGTCATCAGGCACTTGCCATTGACTGCCGATGTCATCCAATGTATACGTATCTTCGTTTATGTAAACGTTTTCACCGTATAGACGTTTTGCTTTTGCTTTCGAAATAAAGTTAACGACTGCACCTTTATCAGCGTCATCAGCATTCAAGCTTTGTACGTTAGGGTCCAATGCGACCAAAGAAATGTCACGTACAACTTCTGGTACAATTTCGTTATTATCAAACGACAAAACGAGATAGCCAACGCCTTGAATACAAGCATGTCGCAATGCCTGATTAACTACAAACTTGAAATTGTTTCTGTTTTCAATTTCATCGATAGTAGCTTGTAGCTGAGCGTATTGACCATTTTCATCGTCAAGTTCGCAATGATATGGAGATTTGCTAAATGGCGAACAAATCGAATTAGCAAACTTCTGATATTGTGTAAAGCTTCTACAAATTCTATCTTTACGATCTAGAGCATCGATAACGTTCTCTGTCCAGAAATTTCCCGAATAGATTTCTAGGTCACGTCTTTTACGCTGAACTAGATCTGTGTAGAACTGTGAGCTTCTTTGTAAAAAGTCTTTAATCTTTAAAATTGTTTCTTGCATAAAAGCGCCTTATAAAAGATATATCTAAAGCTATTTATGCAAAAAACCCCTAGAGCGGCATGTCCGCAACTAGGGGATGAGGTAAACAGTGACGATTGTCAGAGTAAAATGTTAGCGTTAGTCGTCGTTTATCAAAGATGCAAAGTTATCAACAGGTTTAATATTAACTTCAACAACTTTGTCAACTGCATTGTTTAAAGCTTTGTTGTCATCAGCAACGTTGTCCTTAGCAGGCTTTTCGAAATACCACTTAACCTGCCAGTTTTCACCATTCTTGACACGATCAACGTAAACTTTAACAGGAGATGTTTCAAGCTTACGATTAACCTTTGATGCAAATTCTAATACGAAATCTTTGTCAGTATTTACGTCTTCATCATTTGCTACCTTGTCAAAGATACGCTTTGCATCTTCTTCACCAACAGACTTGACCAAAATACGAGTCAAGCGTTGTACAGTAATTTCACCAGCTTTGTCAGAAATACCCATGTAAGATGCAAACTTGCCACCTTCTGCTGTAGCAAATGTCAACTTAATACTAGTCTTGCCAGATTGTCCCTTATAGTCTTTTGCTTCTACAACGTTACAATAGTCATGAACTTCTTTGACAGAATTAGATGTTGTGATTTCTTTATTAGCGTTTTCCCAATTGTATGTAATTGCCATAGTAATAATTATCCTTCGCTGCTATTCAAAATTGTAACCATCATCCGCAGCTTAATAATGATGATTATATTGATATTATAATAAATTAAATTTTATTTGTATACTTTTCATTATAAAATTTTCTGAGTTCCATCGCAATATAGTCAAACACATCATGTTCTACCCATGAGTCTTTATTACAATGTGGACACATTACCGGTTCACAATGTTGAGTATAACCATCGACATTGTAATTTAACACTGCTTCGTCAATTGCTTTTAGCATTTCATCATCAGTTAACTTTAAATATGAATTACGTTCTGCGTTTTCTACGAACATTTTATACCTCAATGTTACTATCAAAATCTACACATACATTAGCAGGTTTGCTAACGTAATTAGTCAAATTAGCGATTTTTTCTTCGTCATCATCTACTATCTTACTGCTAAATGTATCATCATCTGACACTTCATCACAATCTGCTAATAATTTATCTTGAATTGATTGTTTGAGTGGATAAAGTTCCCAACCGGAAGCTCTACCGTCACTAAAGTGCATAGTCTTATATTGATTTTCGCTAACAGTAGAAGTAGAATGTTTAATCCAATTTCTAAAGCCGTTAATGTTAAGATTGTATTCTTTGCAAACTTCTTCAATAATAGGTGAACTCAACGTACCTTTTACTCTTATACTTCCATCTGTCAGTTTCTTAACGATTGTAGCATTTAGAAGTCTTTCAAATAATACGCTATAAGCTTGTAACTTTTCTTCTTCTTGATAAGCTTCATTCAAGTTTCTACGTAAAACTTCTTGCTTATTTCGATAATCTTGAATATCTGTAGCTGTTTTAAGAATTTCGTTATATGACCATTTAGCTAGTTCATAAAATACTTTAATTTCTTTGAACTTCATCTTGTCATATACTGCACCTGAATATGGCTTAGCTAAATTAGCTGCATCCATACGTTTGATAATTACAAGACGTCTATCAAATGCGCCACTATCATCTTGAATTGCAAAGAATTTATTTGTAGTAAACAACCATTTACAGAATATCTTCATTGAAATAGGTGTTTCTCTCATCATACGCTTTTGATAATTGATACCATCACTAGTACCACCTGACATAGCTTTAAACTGATCTAGACATTTATCAGTACATTCATCAGAGTGAACCAATGCTGCATTAGATATACCAGTAGTAGATGATTCACGCAAGAATGAGTCAGTTATCCACATATCTCGCTCTAAGTAATGCGTCAATTTTCTATTACTCTTATATGCTAGTTGCAGAATCTTATCGATCATCGCTGCATAATAATTAGTTTTAAATGTCTGACCACCAGTCATGAACAAGAAATGAATGTTATCGTTCAATGAAGGATGAAACACTGTATAAGCCCATGCCATGATTATCAACTTTTCTTCTTTAGAATATGGACTTAAGAATGCATTCAAAACTTTAGCATCTTTAATATCTACTTGATCAGTTAATCTGTCAAGCCAAGTTGGATCGTACTGAAATTCAGCTGGTGTACTATCGTCAGAAATGATATGCGGATTAATGTCAATCTTCTTCAACATAGTCTGAATTGCATATCTTTCACTAAACAACTTCGAAATGTATGTTTCAAATGTACATTTAGCACCATGAGTTGGCTTAATCGCATAACGCTTAAATGTACCAGAGTCGTCATTCAATGTTTCATAATACACGTTATACAAATCATTATTCACACCAGAAGCTGGAATCAAATATGTAAAGATGCTCTTGATGAAATATGAATGCAATCTATCGTACCAATCTGAACAAAGTAAACCAGTCTTCTTATCGCTGAAATAATACATTGATACTTTTTCTGACCAAGGTACACATGTTAATGTTTGTTCAGGATTTATCTGTTCATTACGTTGCGCAAGTGTTTCGAATAATACTTTAGCTTCGAAGAATGCATCAGTTGCTTTATCAATTTGCTGATACAAGTATGACCAGAAATCGAAATACTCTACATTGTATTTGATCGACAATTCTTTATTGATGCAAGATGTTAGTAAGTAAATAGCTTTCGAATCTTTATTCACAATTTCTTCAATTGTACCAAGCATCTTATATGCACCATTGTTTACGTAATACAATGCATCTTGTTCTTCACTGTAAACAATGTTAGCAATAAACTTCTCATCTACTTCGTTTACATAACCAGCAGGTTTAAATGATGCTGCAATAAATTTAGCATTAAATGCACTTGGTAAAGTGTTCTGAATGTAACTATCTCTTATTTCTTTCTTCGCATGAATATAATCAGATAATTCGTTAACGAACTGTGCACAAAATGCTTGCTTTAAATCATACGATTGTTCTGTACGTAGTTTATCGATAGCTGATTTACTATCAGAAGTAGCATATTTAACGTCAACAAATATTTCTTGCGATTTAGAATACGCGATTTCTGCTACTTCGTTAAGTGTCTTACATTTCTTCTTCTTACCGTCTAATTCAATGTAAATGTACTTGCCATCATTTGAATTGTGAATATTGAAATACGATGTTAAAATGTTATTCATTTATTAAGTTATCTCCTATGATTTTAGTATAATAAAAATATCCTTGTTTGTATACGAGTAGGTAATTTTTAAGGTTATTCAAAATGTATTTCTTGTCAAAAATTACCAAATGTTTTATTTCTGCTTCAAAATGAACACTTTTTGAAAGGTAATTAGGTAATTTCTCAAGTGATCATTATATTATATAATAAATTTTAGAATGATATAATATTTTATTTTATTTTTTTTTTACTAGTCTATAATATATTAAATTACTAAATTACCTAAATTACCTATTAAAATATTAACTCTGGATTAAAATTTGAACACTTTTGGTAATTTTTAACTTTAATTACCTTTTAAATTTGTAATTTGAAGCTTAATTACTATTATCAAGTATAGAAAATTTAGTATCGACAAGTAAGTCATACATGAAACTATGTTCTTCATGATGCAATATAGTTTTGTCGAGTACTTCTAAAATCATGTAATCGAAGTCATCGCATCTCCAAAGTTTCTTGATATAACTAGGTACTTTGTTGACTGAGTAATGTTTAGTCGATCCATAGAATCTGATCTTGCCGTGAAAATAGTCGATGTCAAAACTATCAACAAATGCATTATCTTCATTTTTCAAGTAGAAGCAAATTCTGTTGTAGCCATACTTGTTCGATTTAAATTCAGATTCATAGATGTGTTTAGATACTTCGATGTGAAGTTCTTTATTACGATTACGAATTATGTTTATTTCATAGTTGTTCATGTTTGATCTCTCATCTTTTTGTTCAAGTCTAGTCAATTTCTTGAGTATACATGTCTCTTTACGTTTAGCTATAACGTCTTTATCTTTTAACCAAATTGGATTACTCTTGCGTCTATTTGCTAAATTTTCTTTACGAGTTGCCCATCTTAGATTTTCAAGTCTATTATCACTTGGGTCATGATTGATGTGATCGACTTCGGTACGTAATACACCTTCATCATCATACGTTTGTTCAATTTCCCATGCATCTAATACAAGTCTACCTAAGTTAACGACTTTAGATGTAGTACCACCATTACTGCGCCATACGCATACTTGACATTGTAGTAAGTGACCTTTCTTGTCGTAATTCTTACTACCATATCGTATATTGCTAATGCCGAGAGTGTGTAACAGTAATGTAACTGCCTAATTTAGAAACATAATATTTCGGCCAAGATTTAGACTGTTTAAAGTCTACATTGTCTATTGTGATTATATCATCTTGTTTTGTAATTTGCATATTATCTCCTATTATATGTGTATAATATCTATGCAATTGTATAATAAATTTTTATACTATTGTTCACTTTATTGCAATTTCAAATATGGTTATATTTGAACATTGAAAACTGCTTAAAACTGCTCAATTTTTAACACAAAATGCAGCATTTTTACTCAATTTTCTGCTCATTTTGCTTAAATTTTAAGCTTATTTTGCACGAAATAGCTGATAAATTTGAGCTATGAGCATAATAAATGCTTTCAAAAATTGTATACTTTATTATAATAGTATTAACACTTTTTTTGTAAATAGATAGACAATAATGATTAACGAAAAATATGCAAAAAAATTTTGTAAAGAAGATATCTCGAAGATAGAGAACTACGAGAAAGCAGTTGCTGATACTACTCAGATGTGGCATTGTCATCATAGAACAGCAATATGGTGGAATTGCTCTAAGAAAGATTTGATTGATAACGAGTGCTATTATAGTAGAAAAGCTTGCGAACTGATTTTCTTAACACCAGAAGAACATAAAAGTCTACACTCTACATATAAGTCTGAAGAACATCGTCGAAAGGTATCTGCTGCACATAAAGGCAGAAAGCGTGGACCATTATCTGAAGAGACTCGAAAGAAAATGTCAGAAGCAGCAAAGAGAAGATATATGAAGAAGGTTTTATAGATTATGGGACGACGTTTTACATACCAGATTACTGCTGAAAGATTAGAAGAACTTTGGACAACAGAAATGAACGAAGAGGAACGTTCATTGTGGTCTAGTTGTCTAGATTTCATTGTTAAGCATTTCGGTTGTAGCAGACAATTAGCTGATATACGTATACGTGACTGGTTGCGTGAATATCCACATGATTTGTTCAAAGTTCGTGGTGGTCATAGATTCTACAATAAGAACGTTGACACTATAATGGGTAGTAAGTGTTATCGTTGCAAGTATTACATTCGTTGTAAAGAATATGAAGAAAATGCAGAACAAGTACCAGTAAATATTGCAACAAACAATAAATATGAAAAGAAAAACAATTACGATAAAATAATTATTTAGTAGGAGAAAACAATGGCAGACTTAACAGCTATTTTAGCACACAAGAATTTCGAATATCCAAACAACATTTACTTTAACTTTGATGACGTAAAAGTTTATTCAGAAAAGAAAGTAAAAACTAATTTTCCTGTAACTAAGAAATACAAAGTAGAAGGTTACACTGATAAGCTTTATGGCGAATATCCATTGTGGCAATATTTGTACGATAAAGAAAACAAGTATGAATGGTATACTTTAGAACATTATCGACGTCATTTAGTTAGTATGTATCATCAGTTGTCAGTTGCGCAACCAATTCGTTTCAATTGCTCATTACTACAACAGACTTGCGTATGTCATTCATTTAAAATGCCTGAGTTGTTCAAAGCTATTTTGGAACCACAAGACTTTAACATTTTAACTAGCATCAACTATTTGATACCTTACAACATTATGCATGTTCATCGTTCTATTCTTGAACAATGGTTGCAATATGTAAAACCTCGTATTGACAAATGCACTCAAATCGTTGGAATAAATGATTATGATACAATGGTCGAACAAATGAAAGTCGATAACACATTTACTTCAAATATTTTGCCAAATGGTCAAATTAACGAAGGAAAGAATTGTGACGCTAAATATCAAGCGCGTTTGTATTCTTTTATTCTTGAACGTTTGCACACTATTTTCTGGACTAAAATGATTGCAGGTGGTGTACCAGTTTATTACTGCGAAGTTCAACTACTTGAAAATGGTCAAAAAATTTAAAGTGTACAACTAAAAAATAAATTATTATACTATAATTATAAGAAACTTGCTACTCCGGCTAGAGAGTTTATTCACAAATCCTTCCTCTCTAGCTGGAGGATGCATGAAATTGAAAGTTGCAAACTGATTAACTCTAACTACAATAGAAATTATATCGCTCAGTTTGTGATTTAGAGCTAGCATAACAGTCCTTTTTCTATGTTTGTTTTTCCTCCATGTGTTATGCTAGCTCTTCCTTGATTTTTCTTTCTGCTTGCCAAACTCCTATAAGAAAACACCTGGTCATTCGATCAGGTGTTTTTAAATTGAATTGAGATTATTATGAGTTATACGTTTTTAACCGTATTTGAACTATTTATGTCATCCATTTTTTCGCACAATTTGCGCAATGCATCAATTCTTTTATGCCAATCGAATCTGCGCTTACCATCTCCCCAAAGATAGTGCAACACAGAATGCGTTTCGTAATTCAACAATACAAAGTGAGTTGGATCAGAAATGTCAGTGTAATGTTCAGGATTTTCATCTAGATGGTGCAAATTAGCACGTGATGTTAATTTTGCACCAGTTACTGGGTCAATTTTCTGTTCAGCAAATTTCATTAATCTGAAATTCTTCCAAGCAGCAGAGTTTCTAAATTGTTTCTTATCGTTTGTAGTATTCACGTTTTTACCTAAAGAGTGTGTTTATAAGTTGTTGTTGTAGTTCTGGCGTAACTTTTATTTCCATTGCATCATGCGAACCATAGAATGATAATGCTAATGCATCAGTTGCATCAGGAGAATGACCAATAATAGCTTTAATTTCTTCCTTTGGTACAAGCGCTTTCTTACCTTGACTGTTTATCAAATAACTAGTAGATTTTAATGCATCGAAAATATCTTTGTATTTTACAGTATTGATGTAAAAGCCGTTTTTAATTGCTCGTGCTAAGCAATCGTAGATGTAAGTACGAGCATTATTGCAATTTGGATCAAGTGATTTACCTGCAAAGTTTACTTCTGTTAAATTGTACTGATCTTTCAAAGCATCATAAAATCCGATGTCATAACCACCAGTTGCATCAAGATACGTACCTTTGAAATGATATTTCATATCTAACTTACGATAGACTGAACAAATTTCATTTGTATCTGCATGATGTAAATTCACTACTTCTACAATTTCGTATGAATTACGAACTACAATTGAAGTATTGTCAACGCCGCCGCGAGCAAAATCACAACCGGCAATAGAACGCTGTATCATTACCTTCTGGTGCAATGACAAAATCTGTCAATTCTACAATACAGTTTTCAATTACATCGTCAAGAATTTCACCATAGATTTCTTGTCTACGTAAAGTTTCATCAGTAATTGCTTGCATCTGAATGTCAATAGATTCTTGTGACAGAAACTTATTGTCCATCATTGTTGCAGTATAAACTTCAATTGTGTTAGTAGCAATACCATTCTTGACCCAAGTATTCCACATTGATGACGCGCGAGGTGATGATGCAAATCTAATCTTTGGTTTGAAATTACCACGCAAACATGGTGCAGCAATTGCTAACAGATCATTTGGTGCTAATGCAATTTCGTCGCATATCAAATATTCGATTTCAGTCAAACCACGAACTGCATCAGCATTTTCGTATGAAAACAAATGAACTGCACCATTACGTGCATATATTGAGTTAGTCATCTTGTCGTGTTTAAATTCAACTCCAAGATGTTGTAAACGTGATTTAATTTCAGGTATCAATACAAGTGATAACTGTTTAAAGTTAGTTGAGAAAACAATTGCTTTCTTGTTCTGCAATAACAAAATTGCAACTAGCCATGAAATAGCAATTGACTTACCACTACCACGACCTGCGTATATGCCAGCAATAGAAGCTGTTGATTCTAACAGCTTCTTTTGATGTGGCAATAATTCTACTTTGAAATTAGGCATCTGTAAATGTTATGCTTATGTTTGAATCAGTTTCTTCGTTATTAGTAGTTTCGACTTTAACAGTCTTTTCTGAACGCTGATCACCCCAAGCAGAACGGCTTCTACGCTTCAATATTTCAAGGAATTGAGCTTTATTATTACCGTTCAAAGCATAGCATTTAATCATGTAGTTTTCTAATTTGTTACGATTTTCAATCATCCAAGTGACATAGTCTGCAACCATGCCATTGATTACTTCTGAATTGAAATTGTCAAAATACTGTCTTTCGTAGCAAACACCTGCTTCTTCTGGGCACAATGGTGCAATGTAATAATTGATCGAAGCAAATGCTCTAGCTACTTTACCATCAGCCATATTTTGCTTTACTTTATCGAAATCAATTTGAAGTAAAGCAGTCCAATATTTACTTTGTGGTTCAGTATTAGAAACATCTAAAGCATCTTCAAGAGCATTATATGTATCTGCAAAAGACGGTTCATTTACAAACGTATGATCGAAAAGCCACATGATGTATGAAATGATCTTGTTAGACCATAGTTCAGTTTCTTCTTTGTGCTTTTTCTTTGCTGCAATTACGCCGAGCTTCCTACAGCATTCAGACATACCTTCAAGTCTGCCTTCTGTGTATGCTTTGCGAACAGCATCAGACATCTTCTTACGTGCAGCTTTGTCGTGGTGCTTACCGTACATGCCGTTTTTAGCACCTACGAGCTGACCCTTTCTTGCTGGCATACTACACTCCGTGACGCTTATCGATTTCTTTGTCAATCTTTTCGAAGATAGACATCATTGTGTCGAGCTTAATAGCAATACAGCACAATGCTTCGTATACGTCTGACAAATCCTTGTCAGCAAATGGTTTTACAGTCTTTTCATTCTTTTTCATATAATACTCCAGTCTGAGAAACGCTCAGTTCGTTTAAAAAATTTGAGAGTTTTATAGGTCACCGTCGATAGCTCACAACGACGGAGGAGAAATATGCCTAAACTTATTCTTCTTCTTCGTACTTGAATTCGTCTTCTGCATCGCTTTCGATTTCAGCTAGTGCAGACTGAATTTCACGTACATCTGCTTCTTCAATCTGATATTTTTCGATCAAAGAATTTAGGATTTCAAGTAATTTCTTCATATTAGGTACCTCTTACGATAATCTATTTATGATTATTTCCAGTCATCAGGAATTAATGCTAATTCTGCTGCTCCAGTTACTGTATTACTACCACAATCTCTGAACGCTTGAGTATGGGTAGGTATTGTTGTTTGCGTCGAAGCTTGCTGATATAATGCTAAAGCACCAGATTCTACATTAGCACAACTATGGAACATGTGACTCATATCAGTTACATTAGAAGTATCAAATAATGGTACAGTTGTAAGCTTAGTACAGTACAAGAACATTCTACTCATATCTGTTACTTTAGAAGTATCAAATAAAGGTACAGTTGTAAGATTACGACAACCTTCAAACATCTGTACCATTTTTGTAACATTAGATGTATCGAATAATGGTACAGATGTAAGATTAGTACATTCATAGAACATAATTGCCATATTAGTTACATTAGATGTATCGAACAATGCTACTGTTGTAAGATTACTACATCTATAGAACAAATGTGCCATTTGTGTAATATCAGCTGTATTAGCTCCTAATACTTCTATTACGTTAGTAGAACCATCAAGCATTTCAAACCACGTACCATATTTGTACACGTCGTAAATGTCAAACGTACCTGGCAATAATGTAGCAGTTTCATAAGCTGTATACATATCTTTGATAGGTGGTTGTCCATCACTAGTTCTTACTCGTATAGTATAAGGTGGAATTGGTGGATTGGGGTCATAAATGCTCGTTAATGCTTTACTTCTATTATAAAGAGTTGCTAAATTTCCACCTACTGTATAAAGTTTAGTAATTAACATTAGTCAAATTCTCCTAAGTAAAGATGATATGTTGTATCTAGATCTTGTGTAATAACTTTGCTAGCTAATAAAATGTCAGACATACCTGTTCTACCACCGAATACTTTTACTTCTAAATCTGGCGTATTGTATGCATAAGTCTTAAATGTAAATTCGTTGAATCTACCTAAGTTAGTTGAACTCTTTAAATTGAAACGCATAACACTACACCACTTTGTAAGCGCGTCAGTTGAATCGCTTACTGCGTTAGTTATTTCTGTAGTAGTTAAAGACGTCCATCTATTATTATAGTACAATGCATAATTTACATTTTCAGAATGGATGTAGCCAATTTCGTGACCCCATCCAAAACCATTTAAACCAATGTAATTC